TCGCGATCGATGGCGAGAGTCTTCAGAACATAAGGATGAGACGATTCGAATCCTGGCATCATCATCTACAACCGCTGCAACGGCTTTGCAGTCTCTCGAGAGGGCAGCCAATACTAAGACGGGTGAAGTAACATGAGTGCTTGGGTATGGCCATGGCGACGTGGAGCTGTCACTGAGAGTGAGAAGCGCGCATCTCTGGCAGCTGTTCAGTATGCAAAGAATCAGAGGGCTACCGCTGAAGAGATCAACCAGATGTCTGCACAGCTAGTTCAGCGTAATGGATTTGCGCATAACATCCACAACGCGTTGAAGGGGATGCTGGACTGATGGAAAATCCACAACGCAACAGGAATAGAATTGTGAAGTTGGTTTTTGCATTCTGCGTAGTTGTATTTTTGTCGCACTTAATGTCTAATGCAGTAATTTTGGCTGCTACAATTGGTGTTAGAACTGTTGGCATGATTCTTGCATGGATGTTCGTGTTTCGTTATGCTCGCGTAAAGAACTGGAACAAGTCTCCTGAAGGTCAGCACTTGATGAGTTTCGCCTTTGTTGTTGGTGCATTTCTTACTTATGCGACTGCTAATAACATTGCAGCTTGGCTTGACCCTCGAACTGCGCAGGATTTTGTCGATGGAGACTATCCTGGTCGGCTTTCGATTGGTCTGGCCCTCTATGCTTGGGTTGCTTACGAGATGCATCGTTGTAATACTCTTCTGACAGATGCGCTAGAAGAGAAGTAGGCCCTGTGGTCTTCGTGGACACAGGGCCGCGTGTTACCGTTATATCATAGAAGTAGTCGTTCCCTAAAGGGAAATTGATACAATATCATGGAAAGGAGGTCACATGTCACAGAAAATGGGTTATCTGGTAGATCTGTTCGAGGTCAAGCTTAATGATCTTGCCTCGGGTGCAGCTTCTTCCTGGATTCAGGCTATGCCGCTTGGTACTTACGAGCATCCCATTTATGGTGAGATTGACTTCACTGCGGATAAGATTCAGCAGTTCGCTGATAATGTCAATAATGGTGTACGAGGTACTGAGCTCGACATCGACTATGATCACAAGGAGTATGGTGGTCAGGCGGCCGGTTGGGTCAAGCAGGCTGAGGCTCGCACTGACGGACTATGGATTCTCGTCGAGTGGACGAAGCAGGCGGCTGAGCTTATCAAGAATAAGGCATACAAGTACTTCTCTCCGGAGTTCGATGACGAGTGGACGAACCCGAAGACGAAGACCACCTACTCAAACGTCCTGTTTGGTGGTGGCATCACTAATCGTCCTTTCCTTAAGGACATCCTACCACTCAATCTGTCGGAGGCTTTCTCCGCAGTGACCAACAATGAAGGGAGCGGGACAGTGGATCCCGAGCAGCTGAAGTCTGTTGCCAAGCTCCTGGGACTGCCTGACGACGCTACGGGGGACCAGATCCTCGGCGCCCTTCAGGTCAAGCTCGGAGTACCTGGAAACGAGGACCCCGCAGATCCGAACAGTCCTGACAGTGGTGCACCTGCCGCTGGCGAGCCTGGCGATGGAACTGCAAAGATTGCTGAGGCTGGTGCTGCTGCTGCGGCTCCTGCGCTCAGTGAGGCCATGATCAAGCTGGCCGAGAAGGACCCTGCGGTAAAGGCTCTTATGGAGACCGTCAATGCTCAGGGTAAGCAGCTTCAGGCTCAGGCCGTTCAGCTGAAGGAGGCTGCTGTTAGCAGCACCATCACTAAGCTGTCGGACAAGGCTAAGGCAAAGGGCTTCGCTCTTCCGCCTACTACGAAGGATGCTCTGAAGGAGACGCTCATGAAGCTCTCTGACACGCAGCTGAGCGACTCTGTTGTTCAGGCCTTCGACAAGCTTCTTGACGCTGGGCTCGTTGAGCTTGGTGAGAAGGGCTCTGCGCGCAACGGTAACGAGACGCCTGATGGTGTCAAGGCGTTTACCGAGGCTGTCAAGAAGGCGCAGACGGACAACAACATCGATTACGCTGATGCTGTTCTTCTGGTATCTAAGGAGCAGCCGCGGCTGTTCACGGATTACCAGAAGGCTACATACAGCTTCGTAGAGTGAAGGGAGTGATCTAAAGTGGGTGTAGGTCCCAACTATGGCCTTAACAAGGGCATGCTTGCTCAGGGTTCTACTGCTTACGCCTTCGGTGAGTTTGTCACTCCCGGAACGGTGGAGCAGTCGGTAACTCGAGCAACGACCGCGAATGCCTCTGTTGGCTTCGTGTGCACGGAGAATGTAGATGCTGCTAAGGTTCAGACCGGCAAGGTGATTGTCGGTTGTGCGTTCCTTGGTATCGTTCGCGTTCAGTGCGGTGCGGCTGTCGCTAAGAACGACCGTATCACTAACGATGCTACTGCTCGTGGTATCAAGCAGACCGCCGCCGGTGGTGTTGTTCATGGAATTGCCCTGACGGCTACGGCCAATGCTGGGGAGCACTTCGACATGCTCCTCACGCCGGGCGCGACCCTCTAAGGGAGGTGCAGTAACAAATGTCGGTATATTCCCCTACTGGGTCCGGTAACATCCGCATCGACCAGGTTCTTACCAACATCTCTCTTGCTTACCCGGCAACGGGTCTTGTTGGCGAGGAGCTGTTCCCGGTTGTTCCTGTCAAGAAGCAGTCGGACAAGTACTATGTCTTCGGGCGCGAGGCTTGGCTGCCGGAGACCAGTGACTACCGTGCGCCCGGTACTGAGGCGAACGAGATTCCGGGTTACACCGTCTCGCTCGACACGTACTACGCGCAGGAGCACTCGCTCCAGATCGCGGTCACTGACGAGGAGCGAGAGAACACTGACTCGCCGATGTCGCCTGATCGTGATGGTACCGAGCTTGTCACGAGCAAGATCCTCCTGGGTCGTGAGCTCGCGATGTACAAGGAGGTGACGGACGCTTCTAAGTACGCCTCTGGTTTGAGCATTACGCTCTCCGGTACTTCGCAGTGGAACGATTACACCAACTCGGACCCGATCAAGAACATCAAGGATGGCCTCCGCGCTGTTCACGCCAAGGTGTTCTTCCTGCCGAACGTCGCGGTGATTCCGTTCCAGGTCATGTCGGTCCTGGAAGACCACCCCGACATCATCGAGCGTATCAAGTACTCTGAGCGCGCTATCCTGACTCAGGAGATCGTCGCTTCTGTGCTTGGCCTCGAGAAGGTCATCGTTCCGGGTGTCGCTGTCGGTTCTGGCGCTGTTGGTGTGACCGGCTTCGGTGTCACCGCTGGCTACCTCTGGGGCAAGGACGTTATCCTCGCTTACGTGCCGGCTCGTCCGGGTCTCAAGACTCCTGCGTTCGCGTACGAGTTCGCTTGGACGTATGGTGGCCAGGTCATGGTTACCGATCGCTGGCGCGAGGAGAAGCGGAAGTCCGATCTCATTCGTGTTTCGCGTCGTTACGACCTGAAGCGCGTTGGCGTCGAGATCAACCCCGCTTCGGCTGACTATGGCAAGACCATCGTCGGTTACATCATCAAGAACGCGATTGCCTGATAGGAGGATGAGTCATGACTAAGGTAGCGTACACTAAGATCGAGCACGGCAAGGACGATGGTACTCTTGTCGTTATCGAGGAAGGTGACGAGGTCAAGGGTCTTCCTGCTGAGGTGACCAAGCAGCTTGCTGAGCAGGGCCTGATCGGTGAGCCTCTTACGAGCGGCACTGAGAAGGACCAGACCATCGATGAGCTTGAGGCTGAGAACGAGGACCTCAAGTCTCAGCTTGAGAAGGTCCGAGCTGAGCTTGTAGCGGCTAAGACGCCGCCTGACGGCGACAAGAAGTAAGACCACAGGAGAGGGATCGACCCATGTCGATTGGCTTTGACAAGGACGACGCGAGTGCGTGGGCTGACGGCAGTAAGCTCGTCATCGACGCACTTGACGGAGACCTTGCAGAGTCGGTAACTGCTGGAGTATATGACCGAGTAAGGGTCATGTACAACACGGCGGCATGGGTCGATCCTTCTTCTACCCCTTCCCTCATTCGGAAGATCATGGCTATGCAGTACGTTGCATGGCTTTATGAGCGTACGTACTCGGAAGATGGCGCAGGGAATACCTATGCGAACCGCCTCTTCCTTGAGTCGGAGATGCTCCTCAACAATCTTGTCTCGGGTGTTATTGTCCTCGAGGATGTCCCTAGTCTTGCTGGCACTACCGGTCTCGGGTCGCCGCTCTATGAAGTCACCGAGCCTGTCTTCACTATGGGGCAGATATGGTAAAGCTTAAGGGCTCAGTTCGGCCGGCGACCGGAGCAGCAGGAGCGTCGGTCGCCGGAGGTCTGTCTATGCGACAGATTGCAGGTGCTATGGGGCTTACATTTGAGTTTCGTCCTTCACCTGCTATCTTTGCAGGCAAGATCGACAAGCTGGGTCTTGATATTCGTTCTTTCCGAGAGCCTCTGACTCGTGCTGTTAAGCAAGTAGTCATCCCGAGCATTCGTGAGAACTTCAATGCTGGTGGTCGTCCTGACCCTTGGCCTGAGCTTTCACAGTCCACATGGGATAGTCGTGCAGCACGTGGATGGAGCGGCGGAGATATTCTTCTGCTGAGCGGCCTTCTTGTGCGCACTGCTACTCAATTCAATATCTGGACTATCACAGAGCAGAGTGCTACTGTACGAGACTTCCCTCAAAAAGCTTGGTACGGCAAGGTTCATCAAGCTGGCTTTGGCGGTGTCTCTGGTCCTAAGCCTGTCCGGAAGATGATTAAGGGTAGGGGCGGTATTATCAAGTGGTCTGGAGGACGTGATACGGAAGCGTCTCAGGGCTACGTGAATATTCCTGCTCGTCCCTTTATGCTTCTGCAGGAAGAAGACAAGGATGAGATCCAAAAGGTCTTTGAGGACTGGCTTGAAGAGCGTATCGAGCGTACTTGGGGTGTCCTATGAGTACGTCACTAGTAGCCCTGTCAGAAGCTGTTGAACAGAAAGTTATTGCTTACTTTGAATCAAAGCAAGCAAATGGCTTACTGGGGCAGGAAGACTGGGGTGTCTATTACGGAGACCAGCAAAAACTTCCAAAGCGTATTACTGCATGTATTGAACCTAATACGAAGGTTACCGATCTGGCCGGTGTAACTCGTATGGTTGATAGGCGCTATGAAGTATTTGTCATTCTGTACTTCACTGCAGTGCAGTCAGGACAATTGAATAGGCGCGAGGTTGACACTATCAGCGAAGAGATCGAAACGCATCTTAATGCAGATCCTCGTCTTGGCGGAGAAGTCATTCACTCATATGTCACTGAACTCGCCTCCGGGTACTCTACCAAGGATGGCGCACTGGTAAAGTCAAGCCGACTTACCTTCACCGCAATCAGCAAGGATAGGCTCCCCAGTTAGGAGGGAAAATGTACGTTCTTACAGTAGATATGCCTAACCTGGAAAAGGGGATGACTGTCGAGATTGACGGTCTGGGTTTCTTCGAGAATGGTTACGCATACGACATCAGCAAGGAGCAGGCCGATGCTTGGCGTGCTCGTCAGCGTACGCTCGAGATCGATCATAAGAAGGACGGTACGATGGTCGTTCGCGAGAAGGAGGGCAAGACTCTTCTTGAGGCCTCTCGTAAGACCAATGGCATTGACGTACGAACCATGACGCCCGAAGAGCTCGCGGCGTTCGATAAGACCGAAGAGGACGACCCCAACCTCTTTGCTCAGGATCCGAATGTGGAGGAGGGTAACTAATGCCTGCTATTGGTGCAAGTGGCGTACTTGGTATCGCACTCGAGACTGTTTCAGGTACGTATGTAGCGCCGACCAAGTTTGTGCCCTTCGAGAGTGAGTCTCTGAAGTACACTCAGAACACTGCTTGGCGTCGTCCGATTCGTAACACTGCTGGCATCGTAGGTGCTGCACCGGGTAATGCCAGTGTTGAAGGTGAGCTCGGTCTCGAAGCGCTTGTCGATGTCGTTGCCATTATGATGTACGCTTCTCGTTGCAGCGTCAACAAGACTGGTTCGGCTCCATATACGTATACCTTCATTCCTTCGCCTGTCGCAGTTCCGACTAAGACTATGTCGATTACCATTCGACGGAACAATGAGGTGTTTGGTTACACTGGGTGCGTTATTAGCAGCTTCACGTTCTCGGTCGATGATTCTGGCGTCATGAAGTTCAACGTCAACATTGTCGGCAATAACGAAGCTTCGGCTGCTGCGCTTTCGACTATCACGTGGCCTACTACGTCGCCATTCGGTATCGGTCAGTACAGCATTCAGATTCCTACTGCTACTCAGGTCTTTGATACGGACAAGTATGAGTTCTCGTCGGAGGACAATGCTGAGCCGCAGTATCGCCTTAAGACGACCACAGGTGCACAGTTCGTCGCCTTTGGTGAGTCCAATGCTACGATCAAGGTCGAACGTGACTTCGAAACGCGTGCTGACTACGATACCTTCAAGGCTCTCACTTCCCAGTCTGTTACCTTTGTAGCATCTAAGGGAGCTAATGAGTCCATCACGATCCTCATGCCCGCTGCAATCAAGGACAGCTACGAGGTAAACCTTGGCGGTCAGGGCGATCTGGTTCGCGCATCTGTAGGCTACACCGGTGTCATCGATGACACTGGTAAGCACTATCAGATCACGGTCGTGACTAACGAGAACGTCACGTAACAAATGCTGGCAACAGCACCAAAATCTTAGAGGGTGTGTTCGCTTGAGACTACTCAATAGACCGTTTAGAACGCACGTTAGACTCACGAACACACCCTCTAAGCACCCTTATACGGGGTAAGTTTATAACGAAGTCTAAGAGGAGAGAAAATGCCTAGGGCAACTGTGAATGTAGAGGGTAAGGAGCGCTTCGATCTGAAGTCCTGCCCCGGAGGTTTTGTCGTACTTCGCCGAATGACATTCGGTGAATCGCTCGCTCGGCGCGAAATGATCAAGCTCGCCATCTCTAGCTCGAAGGGGTCGAAGGACTTCCAGGGCGAAATGGCCATGGCTTCGAAGCAGACCACAGTCTTTGAGTTCTCTCACTGCATCGTAGAGCACAATCTCGAAGATGAAGCGGGCGAAATTCTGAATTTCCGGACTCCTGTGGTCTTTGATTCGCTGGATCCCCGGGTTGGACAGGAAATCGAAAAGCTTATCAGCGACATGAACAACTTCGCTGAGGACGATGACGAACTGGGAAACTAGAGCAACGCGTCATGGCGAGCGTCGTAATGGATCGAAAGCCAGATCCCGAAGTGGAATTGGCAATTGATCTGGCAGTAATGTGCAAGATGCTCAAAGTCCTTCCCAGAGCAGGAGGACTTCTTGACCAGGACGCGTATCACATCAGGCTAATCAGAGCAGGCCTAAATGCTCTGGCGGAAAGGGAGCGGCTCGAAATCGAACGAGCCAAGAAGAAGTAGAGCGGAGGATACGTGGCACTGTCAGCGCATGAGATGATTCTCGTCCTGCGAGCTCGGGATGAGGCGTCACGTATCCTCCGTTCCTTCTCCAGTAACCTGGCTTCACTAGATGCGCAGACTGCCGCAGCTGCCGGAAGGCAGTTTGCGCAGGGCGCTGCGTTAGCCACTGCTGGTGTTGCTATAGCTGGTGTTGGACTTGCTATGGCACAAGGCTTTAACAATGCGACTAAGGCAGCTATCGAGTACGGTCAGCAAGTAGCGTTGACTGCGACTCAGGTTGATGGTGCTGGTGTCAGTATGCAGCAGCTTAACCAGATGGGTAAGGACATAGCTCGCGAGATGCCTGTTGCGTTCAAGGACGTTCAGCCGGCGCTGTATGACATCTTCTCGTCTATTGAAACGAACGGGCCCGAAGCTCAGCAGATTCTTCGAGGCATTGGTAAGGCCGCTATTGGCGGTCAGGTTGATATGAGCACTGCAGGACGAGGTATTCTGCAGATTATGAACGCTTGGAAGCTTGGCGCTGGCGATGTCAGTCATATTAACGACGTTATGTTCCAGCTTGTTCGTAAGGGTGTTGGTACTTACGAAGAGTTCTCGAACACAATGGGTCGATCGATTCCTTCAGCTCTTCGTGCAGGTCAGAGTGTAGAGACGCTGTCTGCTATGCTCGCATTCTTGACTCGTAATGGTCTCAGTACTGCAATAGCTTCTACGTCAGCTGCGCGTGCTATGGATGCTATGGCTAATCCTAAAACGATTAGTCACTTCAGAGACTTTGGTATCGAGGTCGCAAATTCAGAAGGCAAGATGCGTCCAATGATCGATATCATGTCCGAGCTCAAGGGCAAGATGCAGGGCATGTCTGATACTGCTAAGTCTGCCAAGCTTGCTGAACTCTTCAAGGGTTCAGGCGGCACTATTCAGGCTATGAGGTTCTTCAACCTCGCAGTCAATGATGGCAACGGTCTGCTCCAGCAAATGGGCGACTACATGCATAATGCTGGCGGTGCTGCTCAAGAGGCCTACGACATCATGTCTAACACACCACAGGCTAAGATTCAGCAGCTGAGCAACCAGTATGACATCATGAAGGTTACTATTGGCGAGAAGCTTCTGCCTGTTAAGATGCAGCTAATTGAAGCGCTTACAAGGCTAGTCGATTGGTTCAATCAGCTCAGTCCGGGTATGCAAGACTTCATCATTAAGGGTGCAGCTATCTTTGCTGTCCTCTTGATCGTCGTAGGTGTCCTGATGGCTGTCGCAGGCACATTCCTGATGTTTAGCGCAGCGGCTACTCTTGCTGGTGTAAGTCTTGGTACTGTTGCTGCTATTATTGCAGGTGTCGTTGTAGCTATTGGCCTCCTTGTAGCAGCTGGTGTCCTCATCTATCAGAACTGGGATACCATTAAGGCTAAG